ATGAGAGTTATTGCTGATGGTTGCATTAAATGTGGTTCTTGCGCATCTGTTTGCCCAGTTTCCTGCATTACTGAAGGCGAAACTAAATACGAAATTGGCGATGCTTGCATCGATTGCGGTTCTTGCGAATCCGTTTGCCCAGTTTCTGTAATTTCCGCTGAATAGTACAACAAATCTAAAAGACCAGTAAACGCTTATGTTTACTGGTCTTTTTATTTTTGCAAAACGGTAAAAATCACCTAATTTCTTCTCGGTTGCTCAACCGTTGCTCACCTTTTAATAGGTCATCTCCGTAAGGTAACTTATTCACCGCATCAATATATTGTTGTAGTGTTTTATGCGTATACACATCTGCTGTGATATTATCCTTGTTAGCGTGGCCAACAATTCTCTTAATAATGATCTCGTCAATACCTATATTGCTGCACATCGAGATAAAGGTGTGTCTAGTATCGTGTGGCTTGTGCTCGCCTAGGTTCCATTCTTTACATCTCTTTTGCAGTTCCTTGCGGTATATGTCCTTATGTATTACGCCATCTAATAAACACTCGGAGCGTTTAAATTTTGCTTGCTGGTAGAGTTCCTTGATGAAAGGGGAGATACATTCCGCAATAGGGATAGCTCGATTACGGCCTGCTTCTGTTTTAGAGCCGCCGGTCATATAGCGTTCTTTAATATGGATATCATCAACTCGGATTGTTTGTAATTCGTTTAACCTGAGTCCTGTATAGATGTATATGAGTGCCAGTTTGGATATTATGTCATCAGAGTGCTTCCAAAGCTCGTAGAGCGCTAAATTCGTAAATATGTTAGCTTTCTTAATTGGTGTTGCGTTTTTGTTGATGATAATATCGGAAAGGTAGTTGCGCGGAATGACTTCCTGCTTTACGGCAAGTGTGCCGACCGAAACTATGATCGCTTTAATTAACTTTTGATAAGACTTTGTATGCGTTGAATTATCGAATATAGACTGCAGGTGAGCCGCCCTAAGATTTTTCATTTCGATATTGAATAGGTGCTCTACCAATTTTCGCACAACGTGCATGCTTTTAATTCGCCCTTTAGATAGCCCTTGGCGTTCTGCTTCCTCCAGGCGCCAATTAAAGCACTGCCCAAAAGTAATTTTGCGCTCCTCCTGAATTTGTGGATTAGTGGAGAATAGAGCAAGGGCATTATACGCTTCTTTTTGCGTTGCAAAGGTGCCTATTGATTTACGCAAGGGTTTACCCTCAGAATTATATCCGAGGGTCACCACGGCTCGATACGGCTTGCGTAGAGCCTTATGTTTCATCTTATATACGGTGCCAGTACCGTTGGCACGTTTCATGGACATAATTACATACCTCCTAAAATACCCCTATCGTTTGATAGGGGTATTTTTTTTATTTAGATAGCTTATTTACATCTAAGTTATCATCAACAATATCTCCGAGTTCATATAGGGTTAGTGCAGTTTTTAGCTGTTCGACTTCTTCAGCAGATAGGGTGTAGTCCTTATAATATTGATCGCCTCGATATCTTATTATTGGATTGTTACCTTGCGTTAAGATACGCAATCCTTCGTCAATTTCCGGGATTGTCAATAGTGCATACTCATAGGTTCCGGAATCATCTAGCCTAATATTTTTGCCTCCGCCGCTTTGCCCGGCGATGACACCACGCATCGTGTAGTCAAACTTACCTGCAGAACTGGAGAACGTTAATTTATCCCAGAATATCCAATTTGTGGAGATATCTAATGGAGCGAAAGTAACAAATTTGATAAAAGGTCCTACTAAATGGCCAGAGGAGTCTACGAAAGCAACCCATGATACAGAATTACTGGGTTGTATCGATCTTTGATTAGAACTGTAGAATTTATATTCCCTGTCTACTTGATCATACTCAAAGTTCGTGTTGTTTAGAATCGTATATATTTCCTTTTCGGCATTAGCTTTTTTCGTCAATTCGGAGTCTTTGTCTTTTGCCTCTTGAGCTTTGCGAGCGTCTTCTGATGCGGCATACTCCGCTCGATTAGATGTATTTTGATGGTAGTCAGTTATTACGTAACCTACCAATACAGCCATAATTACCCCTACAATAGCTGTTACTAACACTTTTTTATTCATATCCGTTTCTCCCTGTTTATATTAATTGATTACGATTTCAATTTGTGCTTTGTACGTTTTTTAAACTTGGAGTCTATAGTTTCGTCGTAATACTGGTTGATAATAAATTCTTTAAGATTATCTAACTTATTCTTATCAGCGAACCTAAGAACTGCTGCTAACTTAATTAAATCTTCACTATTGTCGGACTTTAAATACCTTATCAAAGTTTTTGACAGTAGCTCGGCAGCGAATTTTATTGTGAGTAATTGATCACCTCCCATTGCCTCGTGGCCTGTTGCTATTTGCGTTAGAGCGTCTATCGCCATTTTTGCCTTTTTAGCATTAAGCGAATTTATCACATCCTGGCTTTCAATTAAGTGTGACTTTGGAACGTTAAAATAATTGGCCAAAGCTTCTATTTTATCAATTCTGGGATATGCATTCCCTTTGACCCACTCTGTTAGAGTTGTGTATGAGTAACCTAAATCCGCGCACAACTTATTTCTATCGACCCCTCTAGCTTTCATTAATCTTTGTAGGTTTTTGGCTAGAATTTTCTTGTTTCCTAGATCTGTCTTTTTAGTATTTAAATTTTTCATATTATAGTTCCTCATAACAATTAAAACTTCATTGCCCTCTTGTGTATATTTTACGTCTAAACCGTAAAAAAATCAACAATATACCTAGATTTTACGATTAATTATGAAAATTCTATTTACATTACGATTTAATCGTAGTATAATGGCAAATGTAAAGACGAGATAAAAAAATGAAAGGAGGTGCAAAATGAAATATACGTTAAAAATGCTTAGGGTATCTAAAAACTGGACACAGCATGAAACTGCGAAGAGAATCGGTGTTTCATCGGACACTTGGGGAAACTGGGAGCGTAAACGATCATTTCCAGACGCCCGATATATCGCAAGGATTCAAGAGGTTTTTGGGGTTCCTTACGACGATATTATTTTTTTATAAGTAATTACGATTTAATCGTAATTGCAGAGAGGAGGGGCAGTAAATGACAGACATGGAAATTTTGTATAACGCCTATCGTGATAGCGGGTTGCAGACCAACGAGGAAATGGAAAATTTACTCGGATGGCAGAACGGTAAGATCAGAACCATGAAAGCCCGGCTAAAGGCGAGGGGCCTTATCGACTATGAATTCGGTAAGCCGGTTACGATTTTAAAGCCGTATCGAGAAGATGTGGAGAAACCAGAAAGCTTCAAAGCAGCTATATACCGAGAGATGTTAGAAGTTTATATGGAGGATTTCCGCAATCAAGATACTTTTAAAGATCGTTTACAAGTAGGCCAAGAAATCAGAATGATTTTAAAGGCTATATAAAAGGAGGCGCAAGTATGAGGCAAAAGCAATTCACTACCAGAATGTACGGCGAAGCGATTCGCAAACGTATGCAAGAACTTAATATGTCGAAAGCTGACCTAATTCGGACAGCGGAAATTTCAAGAGATACGTTAAATCGTGCCCTTGCCGGTAAATCAGTACAAATGGGCACAATCGTTGCTATTTGTCACGCTCTCGGGGTTGGGTCCGTCGAGGATACAGACTTTTGGGAGACGGATTACTACAATCCGAAAATTGACGCTATTTAGAATAAGAGGAGGGGCAGTGCACATGATTAAAAAAGTGATTTCGGTTGCCCAAATGTCGACCGTGCTCGGTGTTAGTCTAACAGCTATCCGAGAGGGAATCGCAAGAAACAGATTTCCGTTTGCATTTGCCTGGCAGTCGCCAGGTAAGAAATCCCGTAGCTTTGTTATTGACAAAGAAGGGTTTAGGACGTTCCTTGTCCATTCGCTTGGATGGGACGCGAATGTAGTTGATGCGGAGTTTAAATCCGCAGGAATTCATTAGGAGGATAAATCATGAACTGGAGTAACACATCCTATCATTACACAATATCCGTAATTAAAGGAATCGTAGGTGGATTTCAATATAGCCTCGACAGAAAATGTAATACAAAACGATGGGCGCTGATGGAGCTTGAAGAGTTGGGTATCTCGAATTGGGGATTTTCTAACTTAAAAACGCGATTAATTGACAACGCCATCCGGAAGGCCATCAAGTATGTTAAAAGTACCGACATATCAAAATGTCAGGTATCGACGCTATATCATTCTGGATTCAGGCACGTTCCTGGGTATTTTAAAGGCTTAAAGGAGATGTAAATCATGAACTGGATTGACGTGGGAATGCACTTGAGTTTTGCTACTGCTGCAGTAGCATCTATTTTATCAATGATGATGATGTTATAGGAGAAATGTAATTATGAAAGCTATTCCAGTAAACAAAACAGCAATGGCTGCACATTTAAAAGCAGTCGAATCAGATCGAATTTTAAATCACATTGACAGTGATATTTTGTGCACTGCGTATAATTTGCAAGCATATATGTGTGATTACGATGAATCAGAAATTCGTATTATCGTCACTACAGATGGTATTACGGCTGAAAGAATTGAAGAGGAGGAGGACGAGTATTAATGGGTTATATGTTAATTGGCACGTTTTTGGTTGCAGGCTCTATGGGGGCATTAGAACTCGACCAAATTGGATATATGCAATTCCTTATTCAATCAATCATAGGTTTGGCCATATCACTTTATGGCTTTTACAAAGATAGAGCCGAAATGGATGCCGAGGAACGTGAAGGCGTTGCGTATACCACTAAAGTAAGAAACCGCGGCGAATACTGCCGCAATCCATATTACAACTAAATGCATATAAGGAGGTGATTAAATTGCGAGACTGTAACAAATGCCCAAAGAAAGATTATTGCATTCCTGATGAATGCGAGGATTTGGGCATGAAAAATGAGCCTGATGATGCGGCAACATCAACAAGCTCAAATTAGAAAAATAATATTCTACGTTGATTATATCACAGAAAGGACATCTTATGGAATTCTTATTAGTTACTTACGATACAGATGATTTCTACTGGCCAAATAATACGCCAGCTCATGACCATGATGAATATTGGTTTAGGTATTACGAATCCGATACAAATGTTCCAATCGATAACATTGGTGTTGGTGATTGGGTTGTTGTTAAATCAAGAAACGGCATAGGTCTTGCTCGTGTTTTGAAAAAAGCAAAAGACCTCGATACTGTTCGGATGCAAGGTTTTAAAGGGAACATTGTTAAGCAGGTTATAGCCGTTGTTGATACTTCTAAATGTGATAAACGCGAAAGTGATCGAGCTAAGTTGGAGGACATAGAAAAGAAACTCGAACAAAAGGCTAAGAATGCTGAGCGCTTGACTATGTATCGATTACTCGCAAAAGATAATCCAGAATTCTCGGCATTACTTACTGAGTATGAATCTGTAAAGGCGTCTGTCGATGAATTATAACGCTTTCATCAACTCCAAGTCTAAAATGTCAGAATCTCATGGATTTGTTATTGACGCAGGTATGTTAAACAAACATTTATTTGACTTCCAACGAGATATCGTTAAATGGGCCTTGGCAAAAGGTAAAGCTGCCATATTCGCAGATTGCGGATTGGGTAAGACTTTAATGCAGCTGTCATGGGCGTATGAGATTTATCTACACACGGGTGGATCAGTACTCATATTAGCACCACTAGCTGTGGCCGCTCAAACACAGTCCGAGGGTGAACGTTTCAATATTCCTGTGACTATATGCGAATCTGATGATGATATTGTGCCAGGCGTTAATATTACGAATTACGAGAAATTGGGACGATTCAATACCGATAATTTGATAGGTGTCGTGCTTGATGAATCGAGTATCCTAAAGTCATTTACTGGTAAAGTACGTACGGATTTAATAAATCGATTCAGTAATACTCCATATCGCTTGGCGTGTACTGCAACACCTGCTCCAAATGACTATATGGAGCTTGGCAATCATGCGGAGTTCCTTGGTATTATGAGCCGTAATGAGATGCTATCTATGTATTTCACACACGATGGTAGTGATACCGCTAAATGGCGATTAAAAGGTCATGCAGAAAATACCTTTTGGGAATGGATGGCGTCATGGGCAGTCGTGCTAGATAACCCGGCATCCCTGGGTTATGAAGATGATGGTTATGAATTGCCTGAGTTACGCGTACATGAAATTGTTGTTGATAAAACAGGTGAGGATGTCCCTACTTTATCATTATTGGAACGCCGCAGAGCCCGCAAAGCATCTCTTGAATCAAGATGTAGAGCAGCAGCAGATTTAGTCAATGCATCTAATGAGCAATGGCTAGTGTGGTGCGACCTTAATGATGAATCGACTACTTTGAAAGAAATGATTGATCTCGCAGAGGATGTCAAAGGTAGTGATAAGGCAACTCGAAAACAGGGCATGATGTTAGGTTTTGGTTCTGGATTCTTAAAATGCTTGGTAACAAAACCAAGTATCGCTGGATTCGGAATGAACTGGCAAAACTGCCACAATATGATATTCGTAGGGCTATCTGATAGTTATGAGCAATATTATCAAGCGCTTCGTCGATGCTGGCGATTTGGCCAGAAGCATGAGGTGAACGCCTATATCGTAATTTCCGAAAAGGAAGGCGCGGTTAAAGCGAATATCGAACGTAAGGAAGCGGATGCTATAAAAATGAGGGACGCTATGATTGCATTAACCCGTGACGCTGTTCGTACTGAATTATCTAAAACTAGACGGGAATCAACGGAATACAATCCGTGTGTGCGGATGGTGTTACCTAACTGGGCAGAAATGAGGGCTGTTATATGACTAAAATTTACGTAAGCCATCCATACGGAGGATTGGCTAAAAATAAAAAGAATGCTGACTCTGTATTAAAGTGGCTGCAGGAAGATATGGGCGTATTTCCAATAAAGGAACCTTTTGGCACTGATACGCATAATATATTCCTATCACCTATACATATGTTTGGGCATTTATATAACAAGGTTGATTATGATACCGGCATAGACTGGTGCATTGACCTTCTAAGTGGCTGCGATGCAATCGTAATGTGCAACGGCTGGGAGAACTCAATCGGGTGCAATTTGGAATTAGCTTATGCTAAGGATCATAACATAAGAGTCATCCACATCAATGAGTTAAAAGCAGCCAAATTAACTAAATTAGCTGTTGATGCAGGCATGAATAAATGTATAGCCGCTCTTGCTGGAGTCGCAACGCTGCAAGCGCTAAATAAGAAAGCAAAGGAGGACCTACAACGTGAACGTACTAAATCAGTTAATTGAATCCCGATTTGCAATATATAATGGCGACTCTGTAGAAGTGCTGAAAGGGCTACCTGATGATAGCGTTCATTACTCTATATTTAGCCCTCCATTTAGTAGCTTGTATGTTTACTCTAATTCTGATAGGGATATGGGCAACTCATCTACCGATAGCGAGTTTTGGCAGCACTTCAAGTATTTAATTACTGAATTACATCGTGTAATAATGCCTGGGCGATTAGTATCAGTTCATTGTATGGATTTACCACTCACGAAATCCAGGGACGGTGTTATCGGAATGAAAGACTTTCCTGGTGACATTATCCGAGCCTTTCAGGATGCTGGATTCGTGATGCATTCTCGTGTCACAATTTGGAAAGACCCTCTCATTGAGGCTACTCGGACAAAGGCGCTAGGGCTTTTACATAAGCAAATTGTAAAAGATTCTGCCATGTGCCGTATGGGAGCGCCTGATTACATCGTGACATTGCGTAAACCTGGTGACAATCCGGAGCCCATCGCGCATCCAGAAGGGTTTACCCAGTTTTTTGGTCAAGAGGAACCTGAGGGAATCAAAGGAATTGAAAGACCTGCACCCGATCCAGATTTGTTTGATAAAAAGCAAAAATACAATACGGAGCCTATGTATAGCCATCAAGTATGGCGACGATACGCTAATCCTGTATGGGCTGACATCCGTCAAACGCATACGCTGAATTATAAAGCAGCTCGTGACAATAAGGACGAACGTCATATTTGTCCGCTGCAGCTAGATACTGTGGCTCGATGCATAGAATTGTGGAGTAATCCAAATGATATCGTACTTGATCCATTTGCTGGTATTGGTACGGTCCCAGTTATGGCACTTCGTATGGGCCGTAGGGCTTTAGGTTTTGAGTTAAAAGAATCGTATTACAACCAATCAATTATTAATATTCAGGAGGAGTTAAAGAATGATTAAAGTTGAAGTTCAAGGAGTTAATGTACTAGATGTATATAATCAGCTAAAAGCTGTGTTAAATCAATTCAAAAGTTTTGTAGATAGCGATAGAGCAATGGATGATAAAGCCCCTGGCATAGTAGATACAGTGGTATCTACAGTAGCAGCACCGTCCGTGTGCGTATCTAATCTTACACCACAAGATACAAATCAAGGTGTACCTACTACAACAGTAGCTGTGCAACCAAACTCCATATCCATGACGGCACCTAATGCAGCTGTACAAGTTACTCCTACTCAAGTAGCCATTACAGCACCAACTGTCAACGTGGCAACTGATGCCCCGGTACAAACAGTTACCGCACCTGTGCAAACACCTGTTACTGCTCCGGTATCTCAAGAAGTTAAAAAGTATACATTGCCTGAAATTCAAGCGGCGCTTGCACCATTACTTGACGCAGGAAAAGCTGTAGAATTACAACAATTAATGGCACAATTTGGTGTTCAATACTTGGGTGAAGTACCTGAGGACAGATACCCTGAATTAGTAAATGCAATTAGAGGATTGGGGGCAAGAATCTAATGGCACCTCGATCACATGCATTATTAAACGCATCGGGGTCGCACCGGTGGCTGCATTGTACAGCCGCCCCTCTTCTAGAGGAGAACTTTCCCGATAGCACATCTGTATATGCAAAGGAAGGAACCTTGGCACACGAACTGTGTGAGTTAAAACTACTGAAGTATACCACGGCCATGGCTAAATCCACATACACTCGCAAGTTCAACAAAATCAAAAAGGATGAATTGTGGCAACCAGAAATGGACGATACCTCGGAAACATACCTTGAATATGTCAAAGGTGTTATGTTAGGTTGCACGGCAACTCCAGTAGTAGCCATTGAAAAACGCGTTGATTTTAGTCGTTATGTACCCGATGGATTCGGCACGGCTGACTGTATCATCCTATCCGGCGACACTTTGCACATCGTTGATTATAAGCACGGAAAAGGGGTAGTCGTTGATGCGGAACACAATCCGCAAATGATGTTATATGCCCTCGGCGCGATTGATGCGTATAGATTACTCTATATGTTCAATACGGTCAAAATGACTATCGTGCAGCCCCGTGTTAATAATATCAGCGAATGGGAAATCCCTACGGCAGAACTACTGGATTGGGGTAATACATTCGTCAAACCTCGTGCAGACGAGGCTATATCTGGCAATGGTAAATTTGAACCCGGCGACTGGTGCAGATTCTGCAGGGCGAAACAACAGTGCAAAGCCCGATATGATGCAAACGACTCATTGCACAGTGCGCTAGTTTCTAATCATGATCCTCGACTTATCTCGATGACAGAACTCGGCGAATATCTTCGTCGAGGTAAAGACGTCGCTGCTTGGCTCGAGGATATGAAAGACTACGCACTCACTGAATCTCTTAATGGGGTGACAGTCCCTGGCTGGAAAGCTGTAGAGGGTCGTGGTAGTCGAGCCTTTCAAGACACTGATGCTGCTATTGATACTTTAATCAAAGCTGGCATCGATGAAAGCATTCTATATGAACGTAAGACATTAACATTGGCACAGATGGAAAAGACCATCGGTAAAACCCAATTTAATGATATGGTAGGCGACATGATAGTTAAGAAAGCAGGAAAGCCTACCCTAGTTGAGGAATCCGATAAGCGCCCTCGGATTACCAATCAACCTACTGCGGCGCAAATATTTAATGTATCTAATGATAATAATGGAGGTAATTAATTATGTCATTCGTTCCACAACCAACTGAAGTATTATTGCAAAATGTTCGCGTATCCTACTGCCATCTATTAGAACCTTGGGCTAATTCCACACAGCCTGGTGCTAAACCTAGATATTCAGCTACTATTCTATTACCTAAAACTGATGTAGCTCAACACCAAGCTCTCATGAATGCTATCGAAGCTGCTATCCAATCAGCTCGTACTAAATTCGGCGCACGTGTTCCAGCACAGCCAAAAGTGCCAATTCATGACGGTGATGGCTATACACAATCCGGAAAGGAGTTTGGTCCTGAATGTAAAGGGCATTGGGTATTTACAGCAGCACAAGATGCTAGCTATAAAGTTGAAGTAGTAGATCTTCAAGGTAATCCTCTCACAAATCCTACACAAGTATACTCCGGCATGTATGTCAATGTACTCGTTCGATTCTTCTTCTACTCCAATCAATCCACTGGTATCGGATGTGGTTTGGGACCTGTTCAAAAAGTACGCGATGGTGAAGCATTGGGCAGCATGCCTGTTGCAGCATCCTCTGTATTTGGTGCACCTCAAGGTAGTGCGGCTAATGTTTATACCGGTGCTCCAGTAGCAGCAGGTCAACCTGTACAACAACAAGCACCTCAACAAGGTTATGTACAACCGGCATATGCTACGACACCTCAGCAATCTGTACAACAAGCTCCTGTAGGGATTAACCCTGTAACTGGTCAACCTTACTAATAGGTGCCTGATATGAGGCATCTAAGTATTGATATAGAAACATATTCATCGACTGATATCTCATTCGGAGTGTACAAATATACTGAATCGCCTGATTTCGCCATATTACTATTTGCGTATTCCTACGACTTTGGTCCTGTTGAAGTTGTAGATTTAGCGCAGGGAGGAGTAATTCCTGACAGTGTAATTCGTGATTTATTAAGCCCAGATGTAATCAAGCACGCTTATAATGCACAATTTGAAATTACGTGTCTAAATCGTGCAGGGTTACTCACATCTGTTGATCAGTGGCAGTGCACGATGATTCACGGTGCCTACTTAGGATACCCTATGGGCCTAGCCTTACTCGGCAAGGCCCTGGGGTTACCTCAGGATAAGAAAAAGGACACATCAGGCAAAGCACTTATCAAGTACTTCTGTACGCCATGTAAACCTACTAAACGTAATGGGGGACGTACCCGTAATCTACCTAGACACGATATGGATAAATGGAATGCTTTTGTCGAGTACAACCGCCAGGACGTTGTGACTGAGATGGAATGTTATCACAGATTAGCCTCATTCCCCGTACCTGATGATACGTGGAAAGATTGGTATCTTGATATCCAAATCAATAGTAGAGGTGTACGCATTGACCATGAATTGGTTGATGGCGCACTATTCATTGATGAAGAAAATCGCGAAATGCTGATGAATGAGGCTTACCAAATCACGGGACTTAGTAACCCTAACAGCCGGAATCAATTACTTGATTGGCTAAATAATAATACTAATGTCAGTCTTGAGAAATTAACTAAGGACACTGTGGCCGATGCTCTGACGGATGCTGATGATGTTGCCGCGAAAGTACTCATGATTCGTAAAAAGCTAGCTAAGTCATCGGTATCTAAATACACCATGATGGATGGTGCTATGGGCGCTGATCTTCGTCTCAGAGGAACATTGCAATTCTACGGTGCTAACCGTACCGGACGCTGGGCGGGTCGTCTTATCCAGGTGCAGAACCTGCCAAGAAATTACATCGAGAACCTCGACACGGCTCGGCATCTCGTTAAAACCAAAAACCGTCAAGGGTTAGAACTTCTATACGGCGATGTATCGGATACGCTATCTCAATTAATTCGTACCTCAATTATTGCTGAAAAGGACAATACATTATGTGTGGCGGACTTCTCGGCCATTGAGGCTCGTGTTATTGCTTGGCTATCGGGAGAACATTGGCGGCAGCGAGTATTCGCTGAGGGCGGAGACATATACTGTGCTTCCGCATCATCGATGTTTGGTGTTCCCGTTGTTAAGCATGGCGAGAATGGGCACCTTAGACAAAAAGGTAAAGTCGCTGAATTGGCACTCGGCTATCAAGGCGGAGTGAATGCATTAAAAGCCATGGGAGCTCTTGATATGGGACTCCATGAGGATGAATTACCTGAAATCGTAAATTTGTGGCGTAATGCGTCGCCTAGAATACGAGATTTGTGGTATGCCGTTGAGAATGCGGCCGTGTACACCGTTACTACCGGGAATCCTATAGGCCTTGACCACGGCATTATGTTCCGTTTGGAAATTGATCCAATATACGGTTACCGTTATATGACGATTGAATTACCGAGTGGACGTAAGTTATTTTATCCTAGCCCAAGCATTAAGCAAAATGCATTCGGTAAGGATGCTGTACATTTTAAGACTAAAGTAAACGCTGCATGGGTTACTGAAAGTACCTATGGAGGCAAATTAGTCGAAAACATCACACAAGCAGTCGCTCGCGATTGTTTAGCGTTAACGTTACGCCGATTGGAGGATGTTGGATATCAAATTATCATGCACATCCATGATGAAGCTGTACTTGAAATCAACAAGGAGAATGCAGAATCTACGCTAAATGATGTTAATGCTATATTCTCAATCGCCATACCTTGGGCAGACGGACTGCTATTATCATCCGCAGGATTTACTAACGACTATTATATGAAAGATTAGGAGGGGATACACTTGCAAAACGATAAACTGATTACCATCAGTATCGGTGCGAGTCGCACATCAAAGCAATGGACCCGTACGGAGATGTTGTGGTCCGAGTTTTGTGAACGCCTCAAAATCCCCGTTCGTACAACAGAAACCGTGGACGAATATCACAGATTATCAAAATCTGAGAAAAGCAAGCTAAAGGACATAGGCGGCTTTGTTGGTGGTACGTTAAACGGTCTACAACGTAAAGCTATTAACGTGTCTGGGCGTGATCTGATTACTCTTGATATGGATGCCATATCGCCTGGGGAAACCGAGAACGTCGCTCGCACGATTGACAGCCTAGGCATGGCTTATGTCATCTACTCAACCCGTTCTCATACGGTGCATCGTCCACGGTTACGTGTTATCGTCCCTACTGATAGAACGATGACACCTGATGAGTATGAGCCTATCGCTCGTAAGCTGGCGGAGCTCATTGGCATTGGTATGATGGATGGAACTACGTTCGAAGCTTCTCGGCTCATGTATTGGCCATCATGCCCGAATGATGCGCAATATGTATATTATGTAGGCGATAAGGCGTTCTTATCTGCTGACGGTATTCTCAGCCAATATACTGATTGGAGAGATGTGCGTTCTTGGCCACAAGTCCCAGGTAAGGAAGCATCGCAGCATGAAAAGCAGCTACTTGCAAAGCAAGCTGATCCGAGAGAAAAACCAGGTATCGTAGGTGCCTTTTGTCGAATATACGGTATCCGTGAGGCGATTGATAAATTCATACCTCATGCATATGTTGATGTTGACGGCAGCGAGGACCGTTTAACGTTCGTTACTGGCTCAACGGTAGCCGGGGCAGTTATATATGATGACGATACATTCCTGTTCAGTCACCATAATACTGACCCGTGTAGTGGTCAATTAGTTAATGCCTTTGACCTTATCCGGCTGCATAAGTTCCACAGCTTAGACGAGACTGCTAAGGATGGGACACCTGGGCATAAGCTGCCATCTTACATGGCTATGTCTAAACTAGCTATGCAAGATACGGTAGTCGTTAACGAACTCAACATGGCCCGTGCCCGAGAATCGGCATCAAATGTATTTGCTGATATTATCACGGATGTATCGGCTCACGCTGAGACATCCGACCTCGACCCTAATGCGTTAACGAACGTCGACTGGATGAAAAGTTCGACATTAAAGTATGACGAAAACGGTAGGCCTAAAAACACATTAGATAACATGCTTAAAATCATGCACCATGATCCGGCGCTTGTCGGTAGACTTGCCTATGATAGATTTGGTTCGAGATACGTGGCAAAAGGGGCCCTACCATGGAACCCAACACCAGGACTTCGCATATGGACAGACGCAGATGATGCGGGCTTACGGTGGTACCTAGAAAATAAATATGATATCACCGGCAAAGATAAAATCATGGATGCCCTCATTATGTGCGCTGAGCAAAATGGATTTAATGAAGTACTAGATTACCTTAACGGGTTATCCTGGGACGGCATCGCCCGATTAGATACCATATTCATCGACTACTTAGGGGCTGAGGATAATGTATATACCCGTGCAGCCGCTAGAAAGTCATTTACGGCGGCAGTAGCGCGAGCGTTTGAGCCTGGATGCAAGTATGATACGATGCCAATTCTTATCGGCGGTCAAGGTATTGGTAAAAGTACTCTTATCCGCACAATGGGCAAGAAGTGGTACGCTGACGGCTTAAATACCTTTGAGGGTAAAGAAGCCGCAGAAGGTATTCAAGGTAAATGGATTATAGAAGCCGGTGAAATGGCTGGGTATTCGAGGGCTGAAGAAAATGCATCTAAGCAATTTCTAAGTCGTCAAGTAGATGTATTTCGTCAAGCCTATGGCCGACGTACGCAAGAGTATCCACGGCAGTGTGTGTTCTTTGGTAGCACGAATCAATATGAATTCCTAAAAGATATTACAGGCAATCGCCGATTTTGGCCTATTGATCTTGAAATGACGACTCCACGAAAGAATATATTCGTTAATCTTCCGGGGGAAGTAGACCAGTTATGGGCGGAGGCTTTGTATCGGTATAAAAGCGGGGAAAGCCTCATTATCGAGGATGACCCGAACGTACTAAAACTGGCTGATGCGGCTAGAGAGGCGCACATGGAATCAAATACCAAAGCAGGACTGATTAATGAGTTTTTATTAATCAAAGTGCCTTTAAATTGGAATGTGATGAGTCGGAGCGCCAGGAGGACGTATCTTAGCATGAATGCTAAACCTGCCGAGGGTCAAGAATTAGTATATCGTGACCGTATTTGTGCGGCAGAGGTATGGTGGGAGTGTTTCGGTAACGACCCAAGTCGCATGAAGAAGATCGAGACCAGGGAAATTAATCAGATACTGGCGGACTCCCCGTACACAATGGGTGGAAGTCAGTTGATGAGATTTGGTGAATATGGGCATCAAAGAGGGTTCAGAATCAACGAGTCAAAACTGAAATTATAGCGTTAACATTCTCAATTAAGCGTTAACATTCTCAGTATTTTTGTTAACATTAGAATGTTAACGAATTCGGAGAATGTTAACGTACTATGTTAACGCATAAAGTCAGTATTTATCTATATTCATATAGGTTGGTTAACATTGTTAACATTATATACTGGTAAATATCAAAACAAAGAGTTTTAAGAAAAAATACGCCCTTTACAGCCTTAATTTGAACCCTCATATACGCGTATGTAAACATGTTAACGTTTAAAAATTTCAGAGGTGAGAAATGCTAGAAAAGGATATCGAGAGAAAATTAGTTGCAGGCGTCAAACGTTCGGGAGGTAAAGCGTATAAGTTTGTATCCCCTGGTAATGTCGGTGTGCCTGATCGTATCGTCATATGGCCGAACGGCGTTATTCATTTCGTAGAGTTGAAGACGTCCAAAGGCGTACTTTCGCGGTTGCAGGGTGTCCAAGCCCGTGAACTACAAAAGTTAAACCAAAAAGTATTTGTGTTAAAAGGTGCAGATGAGGTGGCTGGTTATCTGGATCAATTCATAGAAGAATTTGGGGTGAAAGCGTAATGCAGTTTAATCCGCATGCGTATCAACGATATTGTATCGACAAGACCGTTAATCAAAATAAGATAGGGTTATTCCTGGATATGGGTTTAGGGAAAACGATTATCACGTTATCTGCCATATATGAATTGAAGTACTCCCGATTCGCCATTCGTAAAGTGCTAATCATAGCGCCTAAGAAAGTCGCGGAGGCTACATGGCAACGAGAAGCGCGAAAATGGGACGGTGTAGGTATATTAAGGATATCTACTGTATTAGGCAGCTTGAAAAAGCGTATTAAGGCTTTAAACACACCTGCTGACATCTACATCATCAATCGAGAGAATGTAACGTGGTTAGTTGATTACTACAAGAATGCATGGCCGTTTGATATGGTAGTTGTGGATGAATCTAGTTCCTTTAAAAATCACACAGCTAAGCGTTTTAAATCATTAGCCTATATGCATAATCACATCAAGCGTATGGTGTTGTTAACAGGTACGCCAGCCCCTAACGGATTAATTGATCTATGGGCGCAAGTGTATTTATTAGACCGCGGCGAGTCGTTAGGTAAAACGTACACAGGATTTAGGGATTACTATTTCGAGCCCGATCAGAGGTCACGCGAAATGGTGTACTCCTATAAACCTAAATCTGATTCAAATGACAGTATCATGGCGGCAATATCTGGGTTATGCATATCCATGAAAGCTGATGACTATTTGGAATTACCTCCAGTCATCAACGATATTAAATATGTGCAGTTAGATTCAAAAGCTAAAAAGGCATACGAAGATATGGAGCGAACATCTGTATTAGAGTTGATTGAAGCTGGCGAAGATATCACAGCTTTGAGTGCAGCAGCATTATCTACAAAGCTACAACAGTTAGCGAATGGTGCTGTATATGATGGCGACAGAAATGTTCACGAGATACACGGCTGTAAGATTGAGGCTTTTATGGAACTTGTAGAACAGTTAAACGGAAAGCCTGCATTAGTGTTTTACAACTTTAAACATGACTGTGAACGGTTAAAAGCAGCATTAGCTAAGACTAAATTACGAGTCTGTGAGTTAAAGGGTGCCGATGATGAGATAGCGTGGAATGCTGGAGAGATTGATATTTTATTAGCACATCCGGCTAGTACGGCATACGGGCTTAACTTACAGGACGGTGGGAACCACGTAATATGGTTCGGGTTAAACTGGAGTCTTGAGTTATATCAACAAGCTAATAAGCGGTTACATCGCCAAGGTCAAATGGAGAAGGTAATTATCCATCATCTAATATGTGAGGGAACTCGTGATGAGGATATGATGGATGCCCTAGCCCAAAAAGACCGAGCACAGGAATATGTGCTGCAAAGCCTAAAAGCAAGAATCGATAAATACAGAAAGGATGATTAATATGGATCAATTTATAATGGCAGGATTAATCGGGGCCATCGTGGTAATAGTGAGTTACACGACTATTCAAGTTATAGATATCACTGATAAATATCTTGATAATCGAAAATATATGGCTACATTGAGGCTGACCCCAGGTAGATTGTATGAGAGACCCAATAATCCCCCGCCGCCACCTATTAAGTTATCAGCTAGCGAGGAATTAGGGCGATATATAGCCGATGAAAGATTTAGGCATTTGGGAAAAGTAACGAATCAATTTGGGATACATATGGGTAAAGTTATAGCAGATAAATCCCCTAATCGCATAATTAGTCAATGCGATGATATAAATCACCCAAGCCATTATACACAAGGAGATATCGAGGTTATCGATTACATCGAAGACAAGAAACTTGGGTATCGATTGGGTAATGTAGTGAAGCATGTATCCCGAGCTGGTCATAAGGATGATGCTATTAAGGATCTTAAAAAAGCCCGTTGGTATCTAAATCGGGAAATTGCAAAGAGGGAACAGTATGACAAAAGTCGAGCGACTACTAATTAACAAAGGGCACTATCTAGATGACACGTATCATCTTGTCATGGATATAGTTAAGGTTGTAGATAATCTCAAGGATAATGTTGCCGAGAGATTAGATGATGACCTGAGTGATGATGCGTACGCCATGTGCGAAGAGATGTTTACTGCTGTCGAACAATGCAAAGCGGATATGGTAGAAGCCATCGAGGATATTGTCGAACGTATGGAGGTAAAGGATGCAAAAGCGTAGAAGCAGAGCAGATGTGATTGTAGGTGCCATACAGTCAGATTTAAGTCTTGCCATCATACGAGCCCGCAATAGACAACTGAGATCACCTATGCTAGATGATAGAATTCGTGAAAGCGGATACATTGACGGATTACTACGAGCACAGATGAATATCAGTAAATATGGGGACTATCGCATATGATGGCTAATGAAGAACTACAAGCTGTCCGTCATACTGAGCAGCGAATGCGTGCGTTAGAGATTCAGCTAAGTGCGATTAACCGAGATTTACATTCAGAAGCTATACAGATATGTGAATCGGGAGATGCTATGCCACGAATCAGTAAGCACTTACAAGAATGTAGGGAGGAGCTGAACAGAGAATGGGATGAATTGATTGATTCTCGAAACAAGGTCAAGCAAGTCATCAACCAAATAACTGACGGACAATACAGGGATGTACTGAATCTCAGATACATTAATGCATTGCCATGGGAGCAGATAGCTGTCGAGCTAGGGTATTCGTGGCGACAAGTTCACAGACTTCACAAGAAAGCAATAGCTGAATTTGAAAAGATGGCATAGAATGGCACATTCTTAATTTAATATAATGTAAATGTAGTAGATAGCAGGCAGTGTCTGGCCCGCACAATATGTCTGCCTGCTGCACTGCCCCGGGGTAGACCTTACTTAGTTGAGGTCTACCCTTTTTCTTATTGAGTATCAATGATAATACCTAATTGAGAAAATGAAAATTTGGAAAAGGTACTCCGCGGGCGAAAAATGGCCGCTGGTCGCCCCCGCGCGATGGTCCTCTCTCTGTGAGAAAAATTTTCCTGTTGAATGTAGAAAGACGAATTTAGAAAGGAGTACACCTATGGCGGACACAAAACCGAGAGTGAAATTTGATGCTGCAGGCAATCTGCTCGTATCCAGCACTCAACTATGTGACCTCTTGCGGGTCACTCCGGAAATTATTTCTCGACATCATAAAGCAGGGATGCCTAAAGCCTCTGTAGGTTGGTGGAATCTCCGAGAAGTCCTTGTGTATTTAGGGCAGGCGAAAGGAGATAATGCTAAAAGTAAATCTGCATCAACTCGTAAGCTAGAAGCCGAAGCTGATTATAAAGAGGCAAAGGCTGCGCGTGAAAAGAAAATGCTAGATGTGCTAAATGGCGAATATGTCCCTCGTGCCGATGTGGCGCAGGCATGGGCTAACCGAATATTGGAATTAAAAACATCGTTTACCAAATTAAGTAAGCGTATCGGAAGTGAATTCACGGATCCTGAGGAACGTGCTCGTGTAGAAAAGGTGGTGAATGGCCTTGTCGAAGAATACCTCGAAAGCTACGCACGCGAAGGTGAGTACACGCCGAAAGTCAAAGCCGCGGGAAAAGCAAAGACCAAAGGTTGACTGGTTCCCCGAGGAACTGGAAGCATTCAAGCCACCTGAAAGATACACCGTTTCGGAATGGGCAGATAAGTACAGGGTACTGACTAATATATCTGCTGAACCTGGACGATGGCGTACAGCGCGGACACCTTATCTCAAGGAACTTATGGACAAATTTACGGACCCTCTTATTGAAAGCATCTCGTTATGTTTCGGAGCACAGATAGGTAAGACGGAAGCTGAACTCAATATGATTGGATATGCATTACATCAAACTGCATCACCAGTCATGATGGTGTATCCGACGGATACTATCGCGAAATTCGCTAGTGATAAACGTGTGCAACCGATGATTAGGAGCGTAGAGCCGCTTGCGAATATATATGACGAAGGCAGTAAGCTGCTGGAGTTAGACTTCGTTAATGGGAACTACATGGTACTTGTCGGGGCGAACTCACCAAGCAGCTTATCAAGTCGGTCAATTAAGTACTTATTCTTCGATGAAATTGATAAGTATCCAGCCTTTTCTGGTAAGGAAGCGAATCCGATTAAGCTGGCTGAGGAACGTACCAAGACATTCGTTGATAAGAAGATTGTAAGGGTGTCAACTCCTACGATTGAAAGTGGCAATATTTGGCAGTCCTATATGGACGCAAATGAACGTAAGCAGTATTACGTGCCATGTCCGCATTGCGGGGTGTCGCAGACCCTCAAATTCAAACAGATAAAATGGCCGGAGGAACACCATGGCAATGCGGATATGATACGTGATACCGCATATTATGAGTGCGAACATTGCAAGCACCGTATTGATGATAAGCATAAGATGGATATGCTCCGGCAAGGTGAATGGCGGGCGGTGAATGAATCGCAAGTTCGAGTCGTCCGGTCGGTCGCCTATCATCTATCATCTCTATATTCTCCATGGGTCACCTTCGGTGATGTAGCGTATGAGTTTGTCAAATCAAAAGATACGCCAAGTGAGTTAATGAACTTCATCAATTCATGGCTAGCAGAGCCGTGGAAATCTGCTAAAACTAAAAGCACACAAAATCTCGTGTTTACACAATCAGAAGTTCCTCGCGGTGTTGTGCCACAGCATGCACCATTGCTCATTGCATCCGTCGACGTGCAGCAAGATCATTTCTGGTGGGAGGTTAGAGCCTATGCTCACGGCGTATCAAGCTACTTAGTTGATTACGGTCAAGCAAGTAGTTGGGCAGATTTAACCGAGATACTCATTGATAGAGAATATCCATCAGAGTATGGTGAGGCCCGTAAGATTGTGAGAGCCGGTATTGATAGTGGCTACCGAACAGATGAAGTATATCAGTACTGTGCGCAGTACCCAGAAGTATGCGTGCCAGTTAAAGGTGATTCATCACACAGCCCTCTAGCTCCGCCATATAAGATGAGCAGCATCGAGAAGGGCGTCATCGGCGGTATGAAGCTGTACGTAGTGAATACCGATTACTGGAAGGACTTTATATTTGCACGTATGGTACGTCCGGCTAATGAGCCTGGCACAATCCATTTATTTAAGGATTGCCCAGAGGAATATTCGGAGCACCTCCGGTCGGAGGAAAAGCAAGAAATCCGAAATGTAAAGACCGGAGCAGTTACAGTGCAATGGAAACCATTAACCAGTCATCCAACAAATCACTTGTTGGATACGTGTGTATACAACGCCATGGTGGCGGACTCGGTAGGTGTTAAATACTTACCCGAATATAATCTGGATACCGATGAGGAGGACGAAGATACGGATGCTGAAGATTTTAATGCTGATAGCCGAGGTTGGTTTAGTTAAGAAGGAGGTGAGACCATGAGCGCAAGAGAAGACTTAGAGCGTATTCGAACGATAATCGAGGAAATTGAGACGAATGGATACGCCGAGATGTCTGTAGGTGGTAAGCGTTTTAAAACGCATGACCTGCCGACATTATACGCCCGTGAGCGTGAGTTAATGGCTCGCGTTGATGATGAGGAATGTAATAGCACGACATCCTACGTGTCATGGGAGCGACGATGAACATACTTGATAAGGTAATAGCTTATTTCAATCCAGAGCGTGCTGCTCGTAGGGCATATTTCCGTAGTTCGCTTGAACGTGGATATGATGCGGCGTCAACAGACCGATTGAGTGGCGACTGGATGCCTGTATTTGGTACAGCTGAACAAGTAGCATCTGGTCAACGAGATTTGATCCGTGGTCGTGCACGTGCAGCAGAACTTAATAGTGACCTCGCTGAGAGTGTCGTTTTGGCGTTACTACGGAACGTCGTAGGCACAGGCATAAAACCACAGTGCAAAATTAAGACTCGCGCAGGAAAGCTGAATGAAAGACTCAATAAGAAAATTGAGGAGGCTTGGTCTGATTGGGTGGATAAAGAGAACGCGGATATCCGAGGAATATCTACGTTCTATGAATTGCAAGAAATGGCTTTGCGCCGAATGGTCTATGACGGGGAAATCCTAGTTAACATGACCTACGAAGGTGCAGATATACCGCTATCATTACAGTTTATCGAGGGCGAGAATATCGGAGCCGTATCGGTAAGCGAGAATGGCAACAGTATTGTTAATGGTGTGGAAGTTAATAAATACGGAAGACCAATAGCATATCACGTATTCCAAACAGATCCATTAGGAATACGGTCGTTTAACGAGGCAAGGCTGCCAAGTAATAGGGCTTTTCTATTACATAAGCCTCGCAGACCTAGTGAACTGCGCGGGGTTAGTATGTTAGCCCTCGTATTAAAGCGTATTCATGACGTAGATGAATACATGGATGCCGACCTTATAGCGGCTCGTGTAGCCGCTTGTTTCGGCGCGTTCGTAACAAGTAATTCTGGGGGCAACCCGATGGTTGCGAATAAGATTGATAGTAAAGGTAAGAAAGTTCGTTCAATGGCGCCAGGGATTATCCAACATCTACGTGCAGGTGAATCAATTTCATTTGCGGAACCTAAGCGAAATGCAGGAACCGCATCAGAATACTCAGCGACACAAACAAGACGCATAGCGTCAGGTATGGGTCTAAGCGCGGACATAGTGACGCGCAATATTAGTGGTAACTTCTCCGCAGCTCGGCAGAATATGCTGGAGGACCAGCAATCATTCAAGCAGATGCAGCGTTTTATAATTGAGCATTTTTGCATGCCTGTATGGCGGGCTTTCATTGAAGCATGCTACCTAAAGGGAATTATCCCGGCCAATGACTATGCAGCAAACCCAAAACTTTATAAGAAAGTAGCGTGGTTAGCTCCAGGCTGGTCTTGGATTGACCCTGTTAAGGAAGTTAATGCTAACAAGGAAGCTATTAAGGCAGGACTCACAACGCTCGAGGACGTATGCAGTGCATCTGGTAAAGACTGGGAAGAAGTGCTTGAACAGCGGAAGCTGGAACAGGACCGCATTAAGGAATTGGGTGTTGCCCTTGATATGAATGGTGACATAACGAATCTAGCGGATGATAACGCCACTGATATGAAAGGAGATGATAGCTAGTGGGGAAATTTGCAAAGAAGCAGCTCTTAGGTAAGTATGCCCGAGAGGCGCAAATTACAAATATCGAAGCGAACGATGATCGTACCGTCGAATTGTCCTTCTCCTCTGAAGAGCCATATGAAAGATGGTTCGGAACAGAGATATTGTGTCATGACGACGGATGCATTAACTTAGACCGTTTTAATAATGGTTTGGGTGTAGCGCTATTCAATCACGACCGTAGTGCCGTTATTGGTCACATTGATAAAGCGTGGATTGAAGGTAATCGAGGCAAAGCGATTGTCCGATTCGATGAAGATGATGAATCTGAAAAGATTTATCAAAAAGTGTTAAAAGGCACGCTACAAGGCGTGAGTGTCGGGTATTCCATAAGCCGATACGAGGAATTAATTGATTCCGATTCTAAAAGCTCCAATGGTCGGTTTACTGGCCCCGGTTATGTAATCACAGACTGGGAACCATTGGAAATTAGTATTGTGTCCGTCCCTGCGGATCCAAGTGTAGGGGTAGGCAGAAGTGTAGATGATAATGAGGAGGAACCTATGAAAGGTGATGCAAAAGCAAAAGGCACTGAGCAAAATGTGCCACAAGTAGTACCGGAAGTACCAGAGTCCGGAGTTAAAGGATTTAATGCAGATGATGCTAAAAGATTGATTGCGGCAGAACGTGAACGTGTATCCACAATCACTAGCTTATGCCGTGATTTCGAAGTTGACGGTGTAGATGATTTCATCAAATCTGGCAAATCTGTTGCCGAAGTTCGTGAGGTAGTAACGGATGTGTTGCGTGAACGCAATAAACCAGTATCTGTTAAAGTCGGCGAAGCAGATTCTGATAAGTTCCGCATGGCTATGCAGGATGCTTTGATGATGTCTATTGGCATTCCGGTTGCAAATCCTGCACCAGGTGCAGATGAACTCCGTTCTATGTCCTTGATGGAATTAGCACGTGAGTCTATAGTTCGTGAAGGTCTAACTGTTAATTACTCCGATCGATTGGAATTAGCTCGTGAAGCTATCAACTCCACATCCTCTTTCCCAATCGCGTTGTCTAATGTGGCAAATAAAGCCTTGATGCAAGGGTATGAAACAGCACCATCTACATTTGCAACTTGGGCGGGGAAAGGTAGTAATCGTGACTTCAAACCAGCAAAACGTTTTTTACTTTCCGAAGCAGCTGAATTGAAACTTGTCCCTGAGGGCGGACAATTCAAGGATTCCCAAATGAGCGAAGCAGGTACGAATGTTAGTGTATTGACATTTGGACGTACGTTCAGCTTAACACGACAAGCTATTATTAATGACGATTTGGGTGTATTTAACGATATTTCTTCTAAATTCGGTCGTGCAGCAAAAAATAAAATCAATAACATGGTATATGATCTTTTAAGCGGCAATACTGTGTTAGAAGACGGAAAGGCCTTGTTTAGTGCCGACCGTAAGAACTTGGCAACTACAGGCTCCGAGTTAAGTGTTGTATCTTTAGCTGCAGGTGTAGCGGCTATGCGTCGCCAAAAACACATTGGTGAAAATCGCAATTTGAATATCTCACCTACATATTTGATTGTTCCACCTGAGCTCGAAGCATTAGCATATCAAGTAGTTAAATCAGTGGTAGACCCTGCTCGTAGCAATGATACAGTCAACCCATTCAGTGGTCGATTCACTATCGTTGTAGATGCAGCATTAACGGATCCGCATGCTTGGTATTTGGCATCCCGTCCTACAGATGTTCAAACTATCGAAGTAACGTACTTAAATGGCGTTGAAACACCTCGTTTAGAAACGCAAACAGGCTTCAAGGTTGACGGCATCGAGTACAAAGTAGCAATCGATTGCAACGCAACAGCAATCGATTTCCGCGGCTTGTACAAAAATCCTGGTAAATAATTAGTAATTGATTAGGAGGTAAATAGATATGGCTAAATTCATTCAAGAACTAGACCGCGTCGATTTTAAAAATACAACATCCGAAATGATTGAAGTAGGGGACATCGTTCCTATCGGTAAAATGCACGGTGTGGCAATTACAAACATTGGTCCTAATACAATCGGTGCAGTTAAGGTAACAGGTTGTTTCGAAGTGGCGGCATTAACATCTGACTCTTTTGCGGTAGGCGATACCGTGTATTTCGACAAAGATCAAAAGCGAGCATCTAAGACGGATACTAATCCAGTGTTAGGTGTGGCTCTCACAGAAAAACGCCCAGGTACCACAGTGTTGGAAGTCGCACTTATACCTAATGTAGAAAAGTAATGTAAGGGCGGGCGTATGCCCGCCTACTCCATAGGAGGTAATGCACTATGAAATTAGGATACAAGCCTAATGCACTGCTTTCTGTATTCGGTGAACGAATTACCTACAAAGGCCAAGATATCAAAGCGAGTGTAGAAATCGGCGAATATGATGGTAAAGGTTCTGGATTCGTTGATAAAGCGCTAGCCGATAAAGCTCAAATTTGGGTGCGTGCTAAGGATGTTCCTGAGCCACGATCAAAAGACGAAGTGTATATCAATGGCGAGAAATGGTATGTTGATCATATTTCCAATTTTGACGGTACGATGTATTGTTTGGAAATCGTTCATAACGTGAGGGCGGTGAGACCGTAATGAGTAATGAACCTATTACGATTACAGACACAGCCACACCGTATCTGAATTTCATTGCAGAAACAAAACCGGACTGGATGCGTAAGGCATTAAAGTCAACAGGTTGGATGATGCAAAAGGAAATTAAGCAGGGCATTCGGTCGGGTGCACCTGGTGGACGTAAATATCCTAACTTCATGGCGCCTGCTCGACGGGCCGCATTTGAGTCGGCATTCGGAGCTAAACTTCGTAAAGCTTACCAGAGCGGAGGACGTGCAGAACGAGAAGCCTGGGGCTCAAAATCGCGAAATGCCTTACTTGATATGGGCATTAGCGCCAGGACAATCGGCTACAGTCCTCTTGGTAAGCTATCGAATGCAGTCGGATATCAATACGACAAAGGCAAGCAATCCGTCCGAGTTGGGTGGTTATCAAATTCGGCTAAACGGTTAGGCGAACGTATCGAGGAAGGATATACCAAGCAGATTACAGAGCCTATGCGCAAAAAGTTATTTGCTGCAGGTGTACCGCTACCGAAGGGAAAATCGATGTTTAAAATTCAGCCACGTCATACTTATGGTCCTATGAAAGCAGCGTTACAGCCTAAGCTTAAACCTTATATCGAGGATAAGATAGGCGACTATGCCATTTATGGCCCAGCTGCACAATCAGCATCTCGACGTAATTACAAGGTAAGGTGATTTGATGCAACAGACAATTCCACTGTCGCGCATCGTTGAACGCTGGGCTGAAGCCCTAGCGAATGATGAAGCGTTGACTAAATTTTGCAATGACAAATACGGAAAGCCGGCGCAACTGTATGTCGGCTACGACGATGTTGATGCACCGCTCGAAGAAGATTGCCCTTGCATCATATTACTACCGAGTAATAAGAACGAAGGGCTTGCTGATACCTACACATACTCGTTAATGATTGTATGGGGTATCGTACATAAAGGTGCAACTCGCGTTAAGAATATTATTCGATACGACGGAGCGCTAGAATCGGATAACCTAGGACAGTTAATCATCGAATGCATTTGTAAGGTAAATCCAGCGTTTCCGGTAATCGGCATTGATTATGAATTAGACTCAATGAATTGGCGCCCGGTGTTCACTGGACGTTTAACAGCTACTATAGAAATTCCGCACGTAATCGGCGGGAATATTGAATATTAAAGGAGGAAATGCATATGGCAACAGCAAAACGTGCGCAGGGCTCTCAGTCCCATGTGGCGATTGCGTTTGAGGCGGATTTTGGTACAACGCCAACTACTGGCGGTGTCATCACTCCGATTATTTCTAGTTCTGTAAAAGCTAGCCAGAACTTAAACGACTCCACAGTAATCCGTGGTGATCGTAATCCAGCAGCGCCATTCCGTGGCAACATCGACACGTCCGGTAGTTTAACCGTACCTGTTGGTGTAATCGACATCGGATACTGGTTAAAAGCTGCATTTGGTCAACCGACTTCTAATACAACTGGCCAAGCGCCAAATAAGAAGTCAGAGCATGTGTTTAAAATCGGCAACACAATGCCGTCGTTAACTATTGAACAGGGCTATCCTGATGTTAACGTATTCCAACAATTCGCAGGTGTGCGAATCAGTAAATTAGGCTTTAAATTCGGCGGCGACGCTGAATTGACTGCGTCCGTTGATGTGATGGGGTGTAAGGAAACATTAGCGGCCACTACATTTGATGCTGCAGCAAAAGCAGTTAATTTCCTACCATTCCAAAATCTAAACGCAACAATTAAAGAAGGCGGCGTCACTGTGGCCAATATCCTAAGTTGTGATATCAACTTTGATTTTGGCTTGGACGGCGACTCTTACGCTATCGGTGGTAAAGGCTTTAGAACATACATCGACCCAGGTATTGTGTCAATTTCTGGGACGATTAAAGCGTTCTTCCAAAATAAGGACCTTTTAAACAAAGCGGTTAACGGTACGGAATCCAGCTTGGAATTGCGACTTGAACAAGATGACTGGTCGCTTACATTCAAATTGCCTGAACTTGTGTACGAACGACAATCTCCAGGCATCGATGGTCCTCGTGGCGTCAATATTGAATTGCCGTTTAAAGCATACTATCGTGCAGATGCTGGTCGCTCCGCATCCATCATTACATTAGTTAATAATCAAGAACAATACTAGGAGGTGCCAACATGGCATTTGAAGATATTAAATTAAGAGGTTTAACATTTGCTGAGCGTAGCGAATTGATTAAGGCTGAATTAGATCCGTTATACACACCTCTTCCGGAAGAAACTCCTGAACCGGCTAAATTATTGTGGTATCGCGATTTAGCCGAATGGATTATGAAAAATGTGTATAAGATGTCTGATAGTGAAATCGCAGAAGCACCAAACGATGGCGTTATGGAATTAGCAATTGAAACTATGCGTTTCACTAACGAAAAAAAGGCTGAAATCGAAAAAAACTAATTGATGCGTGGAGTTGGCTCAACTCCGACAAACCAAAATACTGCTCTGATTGTATCAAGATGCAACGTGAGACTAAACAGCATTTTGACTGCTCGGAGTGTGAGTTTAATTCCCCGCATCAATTAGATGGAACGAGACAAGCAATGCGAGTATACAATGCTAGTCGTATGCAACGACGATGGCATTCAGGCGGTATTGCTGGATTCGATATGCCTGCGGTGTTAGAAGTGGCGAGGGCTTACGGCATCGAGCCACTACCGCACCTTATCGATTTGCTTATAATCTTGGAAGCTAAAGAGTTGGAGGTGGCGCACAAGAATGGCCAATAATTTAATTGATATTGTCGTTCAGCTTACCGATAAGAATACGGAAGCCGGACTCAAGAAAATTACGGCAAGTGCCGAAGGCGCCAAATCCGCCCTTGGCAAAATGAAGAATGATCTCATGGCGATAGGTGCTGGTGTCGGTGTTGTAGGCATCGGTGCCAAATTAGCCAAAGAGGCTATTCAATGGGATGTAGCCGTTAAGAAATTATCCGGTATCACTGGTGCTACGGCAAAAGAAACCAGTGAACTATTAGCAGTAGCTAATTACATGGGTATTGCTATGGAAGATAGCGCTAGTGCATTTGCTAAGTTCTCCAAGAACGTCGGAGCGGCCAAAGAGAAAATGGAAGTCGCTCGGGCAGAGGGAAAACTCGGTACTGATATATTCAGTAAATTAGGCTACACGCTTGAACAGATTCAAGGTAAGAATACCGTTGAAGTGTTCAAGATGATACAGGAACGCCTAAGAGGCATGAAGGACGGAGCTGAAAAGACTCGTGTCGAAATGGAACTCTTCGGCCGTACTGGGTATCAGATGCACGCCATGCTCAACATGTCCGCTGAACAGATGGACAAGGTGGCTGAACGTGCCAAAGCAATGGGTCTTATCATTGACGATGAGACTGCAGCTAAATCCGCAAAGCTAAATCGGGAATTGAAAGATTTGGAAAATACGGGTAAAAGGCTTGCAGTATCTATCGGCCATGAGTTAGTTCCTGTGTTTAATGACTATGCAAAAGGCGTATTAGATGTCGCTAAAGAATTCGAGTCGATGACCGCTGAGCAAAAGGAAGCTATCGGCGGAATTGTTAAATTCGGTGCAGAAGCAGGAGCAGTAATCGTAGTTATGCGGTCATTAACCAGCGCACTCGGATTTATGCGATTAGCCACACTTGCCGCTGCGGGTCCTTGGGTAACTTTAGCTACAGTAATAGGACTTGCTGGGAAAGCGCTACTTGACTTCCGATATAACGAACAGACAAAAGCATCTTATACTGGCGTAGAAGTTGACGGTAAACGTATTCACAAGAATACTAATTCCACTACAGGTATGAGCCAAGCCTACATGGATAAGCATGATACTCGATATTGGATTGAGGATAGTGCGTGGCTTGGACTTGTAAAGAATGACCGCTTAGCTACAAAAGAAGAGGGCGCTAGAATCGATGCGGCTTTAAAGCAAAAAGAAGAAGCTGATGCTGCGAAAGCGAAACTCGATGAAGAACTTGCAAAAGCGAAAGAGGACCTTGCTAATGGTGGATTAACGAATACCGAAGCTATCAATAAAGCGAATGAGGAAGCAGCGAAAGCGGCTAAAGCTCAAGAACAGGCAGCTAAGAAAACTCAACAAGCGGCAGAGAAGTTAACGAGTGCCGTGGAGCGTATGTCTGAACTATATCGGTCTCTTACATTGCAAAGCCTACAAATTGACGGCAGTCAATACGAAATCGATAAGTTAACTGCTAAGAACCAGTATGAAGCTAACAATAAGAATATCCGTGAGATTATCCGTTCTGTTTCTGGATTGAGCGGAGGCGTTACTGGAGAAGCTGTGAGTGTACTAGACGCAGCTAATGAGCAACTCGGTAAAGCATACGAGTTAGGCGCAGATGGTACATGGGCAACAGATTGCGGAAAGCTATTCTCTGACTCTGTATTGCAGGCATTTGGTAAGGACGTACCTCGATATGTTCCATCTATCATGGATGCAGCTAGAGCCGCAGGTGCTTGGCATGATGCAGGCGACGGGTACATTCCTAAAGCCGGAGATGGTGTTGTCGTACTTGGCGACAATCACATTGTTATTAGTGACGGAAACGGCGGATATACTGGAGCTAATTCTAGTACTGGCGTCGTTAGCAAGCCAAGCGTATCGGGTGATTTTGGTGCTATCACAGGGTACGTAGATACTAGCTTATTAGCAGGTGCTACATCGAGCGCTTCTGCAGACACAGCGGGTAGTGCGGCGAATGCCAAGAAGCTTGCTGAGTCAAATCTAACCGCTCAAGTTAGAGCTAAGAACGAAGAGTTGTATCAAAAGCGATTAGCTGAGGCACAACGAAATCAAACTATCCGTGTACGCAAGATGAACGAGGATATTAAGAAACTCGATCTCGAACGCACAGGCGACCGCTTACAATTACTCAAAGCTGAAGCCGAAGCACAAAAGGCGCAGATTGATGATAACGTCCGCGAGTATACAAAAGCGGTAGGCGATAAGGAACTTGCTGAAAAGAAAGCTCAAGCAGAGCGTCTAAAATTGGCATCTGACACCGAGCAGAAAATCAGAGAGTTAGCATACACTCAAACAAGTGAAACCGTTGACCACTTAACTAATATGGTTACTCTTGGTCGCTTATCTCGCAGTGATGCAGATGCTTTACTTGCTGAAGAGTTAAAGACCTATATTGACTATGCACGTAGTGAAGTCAATGAGGCCCAGTTAACGGCTACTCAAAGACTGCAGATTGAAAAGAACCTATTAGAGTCTCAACAGAAGCTATGGGAACTTGCAGGTCGGAGTCTGAAAACGAGCCTACAAGAAGCCGCACGTCAATATAAGCAAGAGACCACTAACTACGCTGATTTAGCTAAATCGACTTTTGATAGTACGATGAGCTCTATCAATTCAGCATGGACAAATAATCTCGAGGCTATGGCAACAGGAACGAAGTCATTCAGTAAAGGCATTAAGGACATATTCAAGGATATGACGAATGCCATTATTAAGATGATGATTCAGTTAACGTTCCAACAATATATCATGCCTAAGTTGCAAGGATTATTTGGTGGTGCAGTAAGTGGCATCGGCTCACTAGGTGCTGCAAAAGGGACATCGTCCTTTGCAAGTGGCGGTTCGTTTAGTTCTGCATTTACGGGAAATCGATTTGCTGCCGGAGGCAAAACGAATCCAGGGCTTATGCTGGTTGGTGAAAACGGACCGGAACTATTACAGTCCTCCGGATCACATCGCATTTATACGGCAAGTGAAACTCGTAGATTGATGGGCGGCACTACAAGTAACAACGTAGTTGTTAATATTGTTAATCAGTCTGGCCAAGAACTTGAAAGTAAGCAACAGAACTCTCGGTTCGATGGTGAGAATTATGTTATCGATGTAGTGGTTCGTGCTATGGAATCAAACAAAGGAGGTATGCGTGACGCCATCAAGGCATCCGCAGTATAACTATGGCAGTATTTCCAGATATTCGATGGCCGATATATCCAATTCAGGAGACTACTCCAGATATTTCGTATAAAGGCCAAGTTGAAAACATGACGTTAATCACGAGGAAGAAAACGACAAAGACCCGGCGGACATATTCCGTAGGGTACAAGTTGCCAACAGCTGATTACTATAAACTTCGGTCGTTCTTCGATGAAGTCAACTGCTCCGGTATATTCGATTGGGTTCATCCGGAAACACGGGAAACACTAAATGTACGATTTGCTGATCAGTTAGACTTTGCGGCGAATGACTACGGAGTGTGGATGGGAACCGTGAAATTACAGGAGGTATAACATGTTACCGCTCTCAACGGCATCGATTTTAGAGAAAAACCAAATATCGGCCACCGGTGTGTGGTTAATGCTGTTAGAAATATCCTATAAAGGGGATACGATTCGATTGGTATACAATACGGAGAATATTCAATTTCAAGGCAATACCTATATCGCATTTCCGTTTACCATTCAAGATGTTACAGAGAATGCGACGGATTTACCTAATATCAAATTATCTGTATCTAACGTGACTCGTACAATTCAGCGTATGGCGGAGTCTAATAATGGATTCACTGGAGCCAATGTCATCATTCGTGTAGTGAATACGAGCATACCTGATGTGTGTGAGCAAGAGGAGCATTTCGTAATTACGGGAACTCATGCAAACGCAGAATGGATGGAGTTTACACTGGGTACTGACTTTAGCTTTACTCGACGATTCCCGTTAATCCGTGTGATGAAGGATTTCTGCCCGTTCAAGTTTAAAGGAGTTCAGTGCGGGTATAAGGGCCGTGAAAATCAATGCAATAAAACCTTAGCGCGATGCCGTGAATTGGGGAACAGTACTCGATTTGGAGGAGAACCTACTATTCCGCAAGGAGGACTATATGCATCCAATAAGTGACTTGACTGATATCATAGGCACCCCATTCTCGGAAATGAAATGCTGGGATGTAGTTGTTGAGGTATATCGGCGTAGTGGAATATCACTACCCGAATATACCCAAATCCAAATGGATGAATGGCGCGAGGTTCGTGAGCCAATGCCAGGGAGTGTTTTGGTATTTGCGTTATATGGTAAAAATCTCGATCATGTAGGGGTTTATCTTGGTGAAGGTAAATTTATACACGCTACCGAACACAGCGGCACCTGTATAGAGCATATATCAAAATACGTGCCTCGATTGAAGCACATTTATGAAAGGAAGGAGTAGCAGATGGTTAATGTAATCATTGTAAATAATCCGTTCAAGCCAGAGCAACGGGATACAAAATATTTGCCATTTAAACAGGGCAAGTCTATCAGCTATTACTTCAGTGCACCTGGTGAATGGGCGTACTCAGTAAATGGACATGAGGCGGCACCAGATACAGTTGTAAACGATGAAGACTACATTGTGGTAATGCCCCGAGTTGAGGGTAAGTTCTTTGGTGTTCTTCTATCAATAGGGATGGCTGTATTTACCGGTGGTATTGCTTCGGGTGCTATCTTTGGTATCCAAAGCTTAATTTGGCGGTCAGTAATTGCTATGGCGGTAGGGATGATAGGTAATGCTATTGTCTCAAAGCTAACTGCTCCTAAGGTTGACCGTTCGAATTCCGAACAGTCAAATACATATGGCTGGGGAGGTACCGAAACTGTTACTGGGCAAGGCTACCCCTTAGCTGTAACATATGGCCGAATGAAAAGTGCTGGGTTATTATTATCCCGCCATGTAATTAGTGATGGTGAAAAGCAATATCTTAATCTTTTATACTGTGCGGGTGAGGGCGAATTATCAAAAATAGAAGATATTCGTATTAATGCTAACCCAATCAGTAATTATAAGGATGTGCAGGTGGATATCAGAAAGGGCACAAATGACCAAACCGTTATCCCAAATTTCAATGATAACTTTGCGGATCAATCCCTAAACTATGAATTGACTGAATCATGGAATACACAACAGGTACAAGGCGATGCGTGTGACGCGATAGAGTTAACTGTTGGATTTCCAAACGGATTATATTATTCAAATGATAGCGGCGGCGCTGACCGTACGTCTGTCACTTTGAAAGCAGAAATTCGTAAGGTAGGCGATGAGTCCTGGCAGGCATTACCTTTAGCAAATCAAAAGGGCATGGCCGGTCATATTAAGCGCCGCGATGCGTGGAACTTTATCAAGTCGGATAATAGCGTGACGAATACATCCGATTATGCAGGGCGAATTGAAGAGGCGACAAATAATGCGTTTTATCGTGTGTTTCGATTTGATAATCTCGAAAAGGCTCGCTATGAAATCCGTATGCGATGCAGTGCGAAAGATGGTAAAAGCTTGCGCCATGTTAATAAGGTCTACTGGGTGCAGCTAACCCAAATTATTTATGATGATTTTGTGCATCCGGGGAAAGCCCTCATTGGAATTAAGGCTTTGGCTACATCCCAACTAAGCGGAACTGATCCAAAAGTGACATGGATTCAAGAGCGCTCAGAGGTGTATGTGTTCAATCCGTATATCAATAAGTATGAAGCACAACCAGCTGATAATCCGGCTTGGGCTGCTTATGATTTAATCCACATCTGCCGTAAGATTGGCGGTGAATATATTGTATTCGGACAACCCCATATGCGCCTTGACTATAACGCATTTAAGGCATGGGCAGATAAGTGTAAAATAAATGGGTTTACATTCAACTATATATACGACACCGCTATGCGATTATGGGATGCGTTAAAGTATCCAGAGGCAGTAGGTCGAGGGAAAGTAATTCCTGTAGGAACCAGGTTCACATGTGTTAGCGATTATCAATCTACACCAGTACAGTTGTTCACTGTAGCCAATATCAAACACGGCAGCTTTACTGAAGAGTTTCAAGGTGTGGAGGCTAGGGCTAACTCTGTTGAAATATCGTTCCTTAACAAGGATAAGGATTATGAGCGAGACGTCATTCCAGTATACGGTGACACTTACGACGAGTCGGATACGCTAACAAATCCGGCACAAGTTGAACTCATGGGGTGCACCAGTCTTGAGCAGGCCTATAAACACGGTAAGCATTTCTTGCGATGCAATAAATATGAAATACGCACTGTGACAATAGAGGCGTTTACAGATGCCATAGCGTGCACGGTAGGAGATATTATTCTAATTCAGCACGACATACCTGAATGGGGCGAGGGCGGTCGTGTGGTTGCGGTAAGTGGCCAGACGATTACACTCGACAAGGAAGTGTCGGTACAACCAGGGAAGAATTATCAGTTGCTGATTCGTAGCAACGCTACGGATATCGTCTCTACGTTTAACGTAGTAAATGTATCGGGTCTCAATGTGATTGTTAAAGAGGCTATACCAGTGCAGCCTGATGCGGTATATGCATTCGGAGAGATTTCTAAATCGGCTAAGCCATTTCGGGTGTTGGCTATTACAAAGACGCTATCAGAAATGACTCGTAAGATCCAATGCATGGAATACTATCCAGAACTTTACGTATCGGATGATGGCACGGTGCCAAGTATTGATTATACGAATCACGGTGCATCTGATATTCAATCAGTAGGGTTAGTGAGTGATGTCTATGGTGCTAATGGCATCATGTATTCACGCATAGGTGTAACGTGGCAGTTACCTCGCGATGGAAAAGTCTCAAATGTAGTCGTGAATTACCGAAATGTAAAGAGCGATACGTGGACATATATTGGAAACTATCCAGCATCCACAAATACTACCACAATATCCGATGTGCTGCTAGGCGCGAACTATGAAGTACGCGTGCAGGCAATTAATGAATTAGGTCAGCTGACTACTGGCGTGACAAAATCCATAGCCATACCTAAGATGCAGACACCAGAGGATGTTCAGAATTTACGTGTTCTAAGTCGGTACAATCAAACGGCCGATAAAAGTGTTTACTATGACTTACAAGTACTATTTGACCCGCCTAGTAATCCTGCTAACTTCGATGTAGCGGAGATTTGGTATCTCTTAAAGTCGAAGAGCGGAAAGCCGGTAGCGGGGCAAGAATGGCAGTACGCTGGCAGTAGTAATAGTCAGGTTATCATCAAATCATTAGGTCCTGGCGAGGAGTATAGAATCAAAGCGATTTCGGTTGACCGATTTGGTAACCGGGCAGAAACAGCCCAAATGGTTGATGTGCTAGTCAAACCGATGGACGCGATACCCGATATGCCTAGCAACTTCGGTATTACTTTCGGTAGAAATGCCACCGCATCATGGGATGAGGTGCTGAATGCTGACGTCGACTATTACGAATTACGTACCGATAATAATCCTGGTAAAGATACGAATGCTTTATTGGCAAGAGTTAAAGGTACCTCTGCTGTACTTACTTTAACTAAACGAGCAGATACTGTTTATTTATATGCTCGCAGCACGTTGGGCAAATACTCGACTGCAGCAACATATGAGTATAACGTTCCGCAGTTGGCCGCGCCTGAGCTCGTAGTAAAAAATCAGTTAGGGGGATTTAATCTTTACTTCTCTACTAAGCCGGCGCAGGCCTACGCTATTCGATGCCACGTGATCGGAGATGAACGCACTGATGATTTTGAAACTACTAGCACCATGCTGACGTATTCGAACTCAGCCGGAATATATAGGATACGTTGCTCGTTTGTTGATGTGTTCGGAGATGGACTCGTTAACGAGAAGCAAGTCGTGATTAAGACACAAATTGATGCGAGCTTGCTAGACCTTGAGTCTCTCGGGCTGAATAAAGTAGATGAGCGAATTAAGGAACTTGATAAGAAATTCAATAAGAATTCTGAAGAGACCACTAGAAGAATTACGAATTTGGCGTCACATACAGAATCTCGCATTACTGAGTTAGCTGGTAGCATCGATTTACAAGTTAAAAAAAGTATTGGCGAGATTGATGGTGGTGAGTTGGTGTCTCGCATTAACCTCAGTCAGTCTGGGGTATACATTGCGGGGAAATTGATTCACATCACTGGAGCGACTAAGTTCGACGATAACGTCATTGTTAATAAGATGATTCAGGCTAACGCAGTTACTGCCGACAAATTACATGTTGATAGTTTATCGGCGGTGTCCGGTACAATCGGGTTACTTCGATCAAGAGAGACCGGTGCTCGTGTTGAGATTCAGGATAATCTTATTACAGGCTTTGATGACGATAACAACCCTCGGATTAAACTTGGATGCTGGTAGGAGGTATTATGGAACCGCATGTATTAGCTTATGATGCTAACGGCAATATCATACTAAATCTCAAGGAAAGGCTTACACGAATCGAGGGGCGGATGTATGTATCTGACATCCCAAATCGGCGCCAACAAATTACTGTGAATGGATTGCAGCCTGGGCAGCATGTCTGGGCCGCAGCCATGGGACAGTACTTAGTGGCAGAGGTTAGGGGCAATATCATAACATATTACTTTGCCGTGTCCCAGGATGAATATAATATCAATCGTCAATTTAAGGATCTTACGTATGAAGGGTGGCTGGCGTATGGAATTTATTAACATCCAGAATAAAGAAGGTGTCACGATTATAAACGATACCTATGACAATCTAGTATATCTTAGTTTCCCTAAACAAAAAGATGCAGTTCTTTACACTGGGGCAATGAGGGGGATAACGCCAACGGTTCAAATCCCGCTCAAGCCTGTAGCTTACACACCTATGCTGGTGCCTACAAATAAATACCAATATGGATATAATGCGGGGGAGGCTAATGTAATCCAGGTCTTTTATGTCACTAATTACGCATATCATGGTGACGCACCTCTTATAGCAGTATCAGTTCCACAAGGATATGAATTTGCGGCTCAATGGGTCCACAAACGTCGTGAACGATTAATGGTACTAGTAGTGGATGTAATTAAACCAGGCGAAAAGGTAACGCAAGCCATGGTGGATGAAGTAAAAGCTGGAATCAAGTTTTATTGCTTCGGCTATTTCGAGGATGTTGTGGCTAATGCAGACACGCCCCGTATTCGATTTGTTGATAAGGTAGGAAGTAGTAAGCCTAATACGGCATTGCAAGTTCTTGGTCGTCACAAATATTATAAAGCGTCTTGGGCAACAGATTACAATCTGCAGAACGATGTGATATATGATAGCCGCATCAGGTACCTACGTGTAATTGATCACTATGCGCACGATTGGTATAACCAGTTATCAAACTACGTTCCGGATACTTTTACAAACATGGCCCGTGACCCAAAGTCATATGGCGTCAAGGTTGCAATTATACCCATGTCCGTAATCGATGTATCCGTTTGGGGGCCAAATATCAATAATGGAGATAAAAAGTCACACACGGGGCGAGTGTGGCAAACGTTCAGATTTCACGATGAGAGTACAGTATCTCTGAAATCGTATCAGTTCATTGATTGGAATACAGTCACCACGTATCCTGTAGGTTGCTCGGGTAAAACCACATCTCAGTATTTGGTGGTCGATGTGACCGGGTACGATAAACATGGTACGATTCCATTCAATTAAGGGAGATGATAAGTAATGAATGTAAAGGATATAGACCTCAACATTGGCGAGGATTTCGGGATAGTTTACGCAGTCCAAGATGACAATGTGGATTTGACAGGGTTCAAGTCAGTATTCGCCATACGAAAGCGAGCAAGCGGTCCGCTTGTTATTAAAGTGCAAGGGGTAGCATCTGGGAAGATTGCGACATTCAATATTTCCGGAAAGGATACCCTAGAAATTAAGTCCTTTGGTGAGCATGTGTATGATGCTTTTGCATATAAGGAATCGGAGCCTAGCCGATATTACAAACTGGGTATGGGGGTAGTCAACATAATTCAGGATGTGGCCATGCATGATTAGAGGAGGAATGTATTATGCAAAACGAAGCTTTACCAGTAAGAATTGAAAGTCCGATTAAAGTAGAGGCGGAAGTAAAAGCAACCTTGGTAGGCGATAATGGGAAAAGTGCTTATGAAATCGCTTTAGCACATGGATTCGTAGGAACCGAGGAGGAGTGGTTGGAATCCTTAAAAGTGAAGATGCCTAACTTATCAGGCGTTGTATCAACGCTTCAAGGTAAGAACGTTCTTATTAATAGCGGTACCCTTGAAGCAATACTAACTGCTATTGTCCATGCGTTGGCTGAACAGCCTTACACTCCGCTTACATTTAACGAACCAAGAAAAGGGGATACGGAAATTCGAGTATCCGGCCAAGACGGCTTTAAAGTTCGAGTGAGTGGCAGTACAGAAACTGTTGAAATTCAATCTGGAAGTGCCACTATTAGAATTCAGCCTTATGGTGCAGATGATATTTATCTTGAATATCTTAACTTAATCGATCATGTCGTTGATACTGTTAAAATCAAAGGTCTTGTTGAATTCAATCCGGAAACGGCCACAGAGATTCTGCCTAAGCAGTTCTATGGCCGTAGTGACTTAGAGGGTGAACTTACCTGTCCAAACGTTGTTAAGGTTGGTGCATTAGCATTCGTTGGAACCGATCACAACATTATCAATTTGCCGAAGGCCACTGATATTGATAGGGATGCTTTCGCTAACAGTTCTCTTTCCGTAATCAATATCCCCGCATTTGTATGGGCAGATGATAACCTTGATTTAAAATCTTATGACCTCATTAGGGTTAATAAAATGACTGTTAGCGAGGAATCTCATCCGCCACGAAATGTTATGATGCAAAAAATTTCATTAGAGGTCCACAATCCGGGCCATACTAAAAAATGGAATCTTTATAACGAGAAATGGGAGAAAGCGGAGGCCTAAATGGACGAAATTAGATTATTGCTAATGGACTTCGGAATTCCGCCGTATTTCGCGGACATTGGATTCTGGGTGACCCTCTTAGGGGTCATCTGGGCCGCCCTTAGGGGTTCGTTTCGTGCGATGGTGTGGTTTTTAGAACATACCTCGCTAGCTGCGGTTAAGCAAGAATTAGATGACCATTTGGCTCGACGCATGGATAAGCAGCGTAAGGACTATGACGATAAGTTATCCGATGCTATCAACAGTATCGCTGATTTAACAAAAAGCAATCAGGAAATACTAAAGCAATTGGTCAAGTTGGAAGAACGAGATGCTGCGAAGTTTCACAGGCTCAATAACCTTGAAACCACAGTTCAAAGTCTGAGTACTGAACTGATGCATATCCAAGTTCTAAACAATATGCCAATAGGAAGAAGTATCACTCTTAACACGGACGATATAGGAGGTGACTGATAATGAAATATCAAATCATGAACCGACTGAAATCCGTATATGGTGCTGTTCGTGTTGCTAATATCCATCCTACAGGAGTACTAGCGACACGGATTCTAGTACTTGTTATGTTAATTCCTATTTGGCTAGTCATAACAGAGTATGTTATGGCATTTGCTAGGGGCTATGTATCAAGTGAAACTAATAAGTTGATTGATGTTGGGCTCAATATTATTGACCATATATTCATTCCTAGTGTATTGACAGCCGTAGTAGGCTTCCTAGGTCTTTGGTTGGATCGAAACAATAATGGGGTCCCTGATAAATTAGAAGGAGGTAATAGTAATGACGAAAATATTTATAAATCCAGGTCATGATATTGACCTGGATAGCGGAGCAGTAAATCCTAACACAGGACGTCGTGAATGCGACGTTGCTCGTGATGCGGGTAAGTTATTGGCTTGTTATTTACAAACAGCAGGATGTGAAGTGCGCACTCTGCAGAATGACGACTTAGGTCTCGTATGTGCTGAGTCCAACGCATGGGGCGCAGATATATTCGTATCACTCCACTGCAACGCTTTTAATACGCAGGCACGTGGCACTGAAACATTGTACAAGTCTTTCAACGGCCAACGTCTAGCGAACGACATCCAATCGCAAATTATCCGTAGTATTAATACCGTGGATCGCGGCGTTAAGGAACGTCAAGATTTATGGGTGCTAAATGGCACGGACGCGACAGCCGTGTTAGTTGAAATGGCCTTTATCGATAATGATGAAGATCTAGCCCTACTTAATAATGATTTAGATACTATAGTGCGTGCTATCGCAAGGGGCATTACGGATTATGCAACAGGAGGGGAATAATGTATGACAAAATCAAAGTATTACTTAATCACCCTACTTACCGCTATATTATTATCGGTGGTATTGGGCTCGTCATCTGTCTTTGCCTCGGATACATCTTCTACCAGCCAAGCGGAACCGACTATCAGCGTGCCCGTGAGTCAGTGGAACGAATTGAAAAGCAACAACGAGAAAGCCTTGAACTTAATCGAAGCGTCCAACGTTCCATTGACAGAAGCGCAGACTATAGCCGTGAAGCAGCGACAAGAATTGAACGAAGCCAAGACTACAATCGACAAATTAACGACCGAATTGGACAAAGCCAAAGCGGACTTAGTGAAGCAAGAAATTGTCTTGTCCGAAATGCAGAACTCTTTGATAGAATTGAAAGAGAAAGTCGAAAACGACAAGAAAACAATCAAGAGATTACGGATGCAACGCAACCTATCCCAAATACTGGGAGCGGGTGCGACAATCGGAGTGGCAATTCATCGATGACTGAGAGGTGATCCAAGCATCTCCCTACCATACGAGGGCGGACGTATGGATTGACTGTAACAATATAAAAGACCTTACCAGGATATAACTTGGTAAGGTCTTTTTTTTGTGTGTAAAAAAATTTAAAAAAAGTACTTGCAAATACATCGAATACGATGTATAATAAAGACAAAGATAAGGGAGTTATTAAAAGGAGTACCTATCATGAGCAAGTATGGCGAATTTTTAAAAAGCGTAAAAGAATCTCAATTGACTAAATTCTTCGGAGAAGTGAAACATACTTCTAATAAGTACTTTAAATTTAATCATGTAATAAGCGATGATGAAATTATCATTGTAACTAACAATGTGAAGTTCATTAAAGGAAACCCTGTTTTAGTAATCGATAATAATAAAGTTGTATACCTAAAGGAATGGAACGTTGCAGAAGTTCGCAATTATAATAAAGACCTTTACGCATATGCAGTTAAGTTAAACCGCAAATACTGGAAGGAATATACCTTCAAAAATGATTTTGATGATATGTGCTTTGAACAAGCCGATACATTTGATAGTTTAAAAGCGGTAGCCGAAATGCAAAATGATACTGAAATTGCATTAGGTTGGGGTAAATAA